TATCACAAGGCGGTCGAGCTCGGTGAGGCCGAGCTCAGGCGCTGGGCCTCGCAGCACCTCAATATCCAGATCGGGCTGGCGCTACATGACGACCGCTGGCGCGGCGCCGATCATTGGGAAGCGGCGGGCGACCCGGAGATCGCGACGCTCGAGGATATGCTCGAGCGCTGCGAGGTGGCGGTGGTCGGGGTCGACGGCGGCGGCCTCGATGATTTGCTCGGGCTTTGCGTGACCGGCCGCGAGCGGGTCACCAAGCGCTGGCTCGCTTGGCACAAGGCTTTTGCCCAATCCTCGGTGCGCGAGGCGCGAAAGGAAATCACCCCGCAACTCGATGATTTCGAGGAGTCGGGTGATCTGGTTTTCTGCGAGATCGGCACCGAGGATTTGCAACTAGTCGCGGATATCTGCGAGCAAATTGCGGACGCCGGGTTGCTCCCGGAAAAGAACGCGATCGGGCTCGATCCGCAATCGGTCGCGGCGCTCATCGATGAGCTGGTCGCGCGCGGGATCGAGCCCGACCAGATCATCGGAGTCCCGCAAGGTTACCGGCTCTCAAATGCGATCTGGGGAATGGAGCGCAAGCTCGCCGATGGAACCTACCGCCACGGCGACCGCGAGTTGATGGCGTGGTCGGTTGGCAATGCCTCGGCCGAGCAAAGGGGCAATGCGGTTCTGATCACGAAACAGGCGGCGGGAAAATTCAAGATCGACCCGCTTATCGCCGGGTTTAACGCCTTTTCTCTGATGTCGCTCAACCCGACCGCTGCGCGAGTGAGCTACACCGCGCGCGCGCCGCTGGTTGTTGTCTGATCCGACCGAACCCCGGGAGTCGAAATGTCCATAAAAACAGCAATGATCAAGCTGCTCGCGGGTTTCAGCGCGGCGCCGCCCGAGCGCAAAACGACGATCGATCTCGCCAAGCATGGCTGGCCGGGCGGTGCGCCTAATTCCGGCGCCGGGGTGAAGATGGGAACGCAACAGGCGTTGCAGATCCCGGCGGCCTTCGCTTGCATCCGCTTGATTGCCTCGGGTGTCGCGGCGCTCGATCTCAAGCTCATGAGCGCCGGGCGCAACGGGGAGGCGCCACGGGTTGTCACCGGAACGCCCGAGCATCGCGTGCTCACGAAACAGCCGAACGCATGGCAATCGCCTTTCGAGTTTCGCGAGATGCTGACCGCGCACGCGGTGCTCGAGGGCAACGGGTTCGCGCTGATCCACCGGGTCGGCGGCCGGGTCGATGAGCTGATTCCGATCGTTCCCTCGATCGCCACGGTCAAGCAATTGCCCGACCACTCCCGGCAATACGTGGTCCAGTTCGCCAACGGCACCCGCGCGATTCTCGATCAGACTCAGATTTTCCACCTGCCCGGGTTGAGCTGGGACGGGATCCGCGGGCTCAACATGGTTGGCGCTGGCCGCGAGGCGCTGGGGCTGGCCGCCGCCGCCGAGGGCACACAGGCGCGCAGCTTCGCCAACGGCGCGAGAATGCCGGGCTATTGGACTACCGAGCAACCGCTCGACGAAGTGCAGGCGAACAAGCTCCGCGATTCGCTGGTCAACGCGACCACCGGGGCAAATCAGTTCAAATCCCCGCTGCTCGATCTGGGGATCCAATATAAATTGGTCGGGCAAACCTTCGACGATGCGCAGCTCGTGGAAACCCGAAAGCACCAGATCCTCGAGGTCTGCGCGATCTTCGGGGTTGCGCCTGCGGTGCTGGGGCTCTCGGATCAAACACAGGCTTTCGCCTCGGTCGAGGCTATGCAGCGCTGGCACCTGATCACAACGCTGACGCCATGGCTCAAGCGCTGGAAAGCCCGGCTCGATATTTCGGTGCTCGATGCGTCGGGCCCGCTCTCGGTCGAGTTCGATACGCGGGATTTGACCAAGGCAACCTTGAGGGAACGCACCGCTTCGTACCGGGCGCTGGTCGAATTGGGAATCATGACGCGCAACGAGGCGCGCGAAATGGAAGGGCTTCCGCCTTTGCCGGGCCTCGACGAACCGTTGACACCGAAGAACATGGGGACCGGAGACGATGAAAAAGCAGATTCAGACGATTGAGATTCCGCTCGAGATCAAGGCGGCATCCGCGGCCGGGAAAATTGAGGGTTACGGCGCGATCTTCGGGGTCGAGGATGCCGGGGGCGATACCATCGCGCCCGGGGCCTTCACCGCGTCGATCGCCAAAACGAAGGCCGACGGGCGGCCGTTGCCGATGCTCTGGGGCCATAACCCGACCGATCCCGTCGGATCGTGGCATGAGTTCGCCGAGGACGCCAAGGGGTTATTCGTCAAGGGGCAAGCGCTGGTCGAAACAACCCGGGGGCGCGACACTCTGGCATTTGTGAAGGCCGGAGTGATCAGCGGGCTCTCGATCGGTTACCGCACCTTGGTCGATGAGATCGACCGGGAGGGCGATACCCGAACGATCAAAGAGGCCGAGCTATGGGAGGTGTCGCTGGTCACGTTCCCGATGCAATCCGACGCCCGGGTGCTCGACGTGAAGGCGCTCACCGGCATGACGGAAAGAGATATCGAGAGGGTTCTCCGGGATGGGGGATTCTCGGCGCGCGAGGCTAAGGCCGTTATCTCGCGTTGCGCTGATCTGGGCGGTGCGCGGGATGCGCATGCGAACCGGGAGACGGCTAGAATTGATCTCGCGGCCGAGCGGTTGCTCGGCGCAATGAGATCCTGATCCCGGCTCGCCGATCACCGGCGCGGCCGAACGCAACCAACGGAGACGACAATGGACAACGCAGCACTTGCAACCAAGCTCGAGGAATTCGGGCGGGGCTTCGAGGAATTCAAGGCGGCGCACGCGGCCGAGCTTCTCGAGGTGAAGAAAGCACGGGTCGACCCGATCACGGTCGACAAGGTTGACGCGATCGTCGCGGATCTGGTCGAGATGAAGAAGGCCCGCGACGAGCTCGAGCGCAAGATCAACGCCCGCACCGATGGCGGGAGCGCCGACCAGCTCGCCGCCGATGAGGCCCGGGAGGAATTCCAAGGCGCTCTGAAAACGAAGGCGGCCTTCGCGGCTTGGGAAACGAAGGCGGTTGACGCCGATTTCTCGACCAACTCGACCAGCGGCGGTGTGATGATCCCGGAGACCATCGCGGCCGAGATCCTGAAAAAGGTTGTCGACCTCTCGCCGATGCGCGGCCTCGTGCGGGTCACGCCGGTATCGAGCCCGAACTATGAGCGGCTGGTCGACGTGAACGGCACCGCGTCGGGCTGGGCGGCCGAGGCGACCACCCGATCGGAAACGGGCACCCCGGTTGTTGAGCGGGTGGTCTTCACCCATGGCGAGCTCTACGCGGCGCCGAAGTCTTCCAACTGGGCGCTCAACGATATCGTGTTCGACGTCGCGGGCTGGCTGGTCAATCGCGTCGGCGAGGAATTCGCCAAGCAGGAAGGCGCCGCGATCATCTCGGGCAACGGCACCAACAAGCCGACCGGCTTCCTCGCCGGTACGCCGGTAGCGATCGCCGATGACGACGCCTTGAGCCCGCCGCGTGCCTTCGGCGTGCTGCAATACAAGCCGACCGGCGCCGCGGCCTCGTTCCAAGGTGATCGGCTGGCCTCGCCAGCGGGTGACCCGGCCGGGGTGTTCTACGACGCCAAGTATGGGCTGCGGGCCGAATACCGGATGCGGGCGCAGTGGCTCATGAATTCGCTGACGCTGGCCGCGGTGATGAAGTTCCGCAACGCGGATGGCGATTACATCTTCCGCGAGGGGCTGACGCTTGGCACGCCCGACACGATCCTCGGAACCCCGGCAACGATCATGGAAGATATGCCAGCGCTCGGCGCCAATACCTTCCCGGTCGCGATCGGCGATTTCAACGCGGGTTACGAGCTGATCGATATTACCGGGATGTCGATCATCCGCGACGACGTGACGGCGAAGGGTCACACGATCTTCTACGTCGCGCGCCGCCTCGGCGGCAAGGTCACCGATGATGACGCAATCAAGCTGATCAAGTGCGCCGCTTCCTGATCGGTCATTGATAAGGCGGCGGGCTCTGCTGGGCCCGCCGCCGAACGATTGCCGAACGATTTAGCTTTGATCCTTTACACGCTTACGGGAGGCGGAATTCATGCAAGCAATCTGTTGTGTGCCGTTCAAGGGCGCGCGCGATGGCGAGGTGCATCCTCGGCCGTTCAAGGTTGGCGATTCAGTAGAAGGCGAATTGGCGCGCGCGATGGTGCGCGCGGGGTTTGCCCGATGGCTGGTCACCGCCCGCGAGACAGGGGACAGGGGCGCCGCGCCCGAGGTCACCGGCGCACCCGGCGCCGAGCAACGCACCAGAGCCCGGCGCAAGTGGGAGCTGGACCTTGACGGCGCAACCGTGGTGATCGCCGCGTCGGGGCCATCGCAGACGCTCGAGGCGCTCGCGATCGCCAAGGCTTCCGGCGCGGTGGTGATCGCGATCAATTCGACGTGGCGGATCGCTGGCGAGGCGGCGGTGCTCTATGGCGCCGATGCTCGATGGTGGAAGCGTGGGGCGCCGAAGGCGAACGAGTTCGCC